ACGATTTAAAATTAAACTCAATGATTACAAAGGCTTTGGATAAATCCTTAGCCTATGAAAAATCGATTTCAAAGGCAAAACAGAATTTAGCAGAAGAGGAAAAAAATGCTAAGATTGTAGCCGCTCAAGCAACTGCTGACACGCTTGCAATGTTAGCGAATCTATTAGGTCAGGAGACGGCAGCAGGAAAGGCGGCAGCGGTAGCAAGTGCTACAATATCCGCAATCCTATCAGCTCAGAAAGCTTATGAGTCTACGATTGGAATTCCATTTGTCGGACCAGTGCTAGCTCCTATCAATGCCGGACTTGCTTTAGCTTCTGGATATAAATCAATTCAGAATATCTTAGCTGTGAAGGTTCCTGGAGAAGGAAGCGGAGGCTCAGCACCTAGCTTAGGATCGCCACCAAGCGCAGGATCAGGGGCACCGATTGCACCTAGAGGTCAAGAAACGATTCCGACATCATTAGACCAAGCTTCACTAAATACTATTTCAAACGTTACTACGCGCGCCTATGTAGTCGAGAGTGATATCAGCGGTTCACAACAAAGGATTTCACGCCTAGAGAAAGCGGCAAGATTTAAATGTACTAAGAGAGAAGCTCAAGACTACCGGTAAATTAAGCGAAGAGGAAATGAAAAAATTCCGCGAGCTTAAAACTGATTTAGTCGTAATTGATACCAAGTATAATAAGTCCATCACAGATGGGAATCAAAAAAGAAATGAGCAGGTAGCTAAAGATAATGAAGTGGCCGCTCAGAAAAATAGAGAAAGACTAGAAAAAGAACTTCAAGATTTCTTATCTGCTAGGGAGAAATCAGCTAATAGATTAAGTGAATTATCAAAGACAGAAAAAACTGAATTTGAAAAGAAGCTTATAGATTTAAAAACTCAATATGAATCTGATCTCACATTATTTGCAGGTAATGAGAACGCTAAATTATTAGCTAAAAAAACCTATGATGAATTAGTATTTGAAGCAACGAAGGCCGAGAAGGAAAGAATAAGAAATCTTGAGGACAAAGAGGGGAAAGAAAGAATCGAAAAACTAGAAAAGGAAAGAGATAAGAAAGAGAAAGACGATTTAAAATTAAACTCAATGATTACAAAGGCTTTGGATAAATCCTTAGCCTATGAAAAATCGATTTCAAAGGCAAAACAGAATTTAGCAGAAGAGGAAAAGAAGGCTAAGATTGTAGCGGCTCAAGCAACAGCTGACACACTAGCAAATCTTTCCAATCTATTAGGTCAGGAGACGGCAGCAGGAAAGGCGGCAGCGGTGGCAAGTGCTACAATATCCGCAATCTTATCAGCTCAGAAAGCTTATGAGTCTACGATTGGTATTCCATTTGTTGGACCAGTGCTAGCTCCTATCAATGCAGGACTTGCTTTAGCTTCTGGATATAAATCAATTCAGAATATCTTAGCTGTTCAAGTTCCAGGTCAAGGTGGTGGAGGCTCAGCTCCTAGCTTAGGATCGCCACCAAGCGCAGGAGCAGGCGCACCGATTGCACCTAGAGGTCAAGAAACGATTCCGACATCATTAGACCAGGCGTCTTTAAATACTATTTCAAACGTAACGACGAGAGCCTATGTAGTCGAGAGTGATATCAGCGGTTCACAACAAAGGATTTCACGCCTAGAGAAAGCGGCAAGATTTTAAACTAAAAAATAAAGAATGAATTTACCTATTTATTTACTAGAAATTAATGAGGACCTAATGGACGGATCCGAGGTGGACTTTGTTGCATTGGTAGACAAGCCAGCAATCGAGAGAAACTTCCTTCGCTTCAAAGAGGATCGCATGAACTTTGAGATTCAAGACGAAGAGCGTCGCATCATCTCTGGTCCTATCATGCTAGCAGATACACCTATCTATAGAAACGACAATGGCCAGGAGTATTTTGTTTCCTTCCCTAAGGACACAATATACAAAATCGTAAAAAAGATGTTCCAGAAGGGATACACTTCAAACGTCAATTTGATGCACGATCCTAACCAGGTGGTGGAAGGCGTGACGATGTTTGAGATTTGGATCACAGATGAGTCTAGAGGGATCAAGCCTATGAAGGGATTCGAGGACGCTCCAGATGGCTCCGCTTTTGCCTCTTATTCGATCGATAATGATTCGGTGTGGAAGGATATAAAAGCTGGCAAGTTCAAAGGGCTATCTGTTGAAGGAATGTTTAATTATAAAAAACAACCTGGAGAGATGACCAAAGACCAAAAGCTTTGGGCTAACATCGCTAAGATTTTAGATGAGTGCAAGCTTTAAAGTATAAAGTATTTACTTAATAGTTATTTATAAGCGTAGTAATAAAATAAAATAATTTGTATGACAATTCATGAAGGAATCGAAAAAATCCGCTTGATGCTAGCTTCAGAAGACGAAGCGCCTCAAATGGAGACTAGCGAAGAATCTGCACCGGTCACTCAATTAGCTTTTGAAACTTATGATCTTAAAGACGGATCTAAGATTGACCTAAGCGGTTTAGAGATTGGCGCTGAGGCTATGCTAGTAGATGAAAGCGGAAACACTTCTCCTGCTCCAGATGGTGAGCATGAGCTAGTGGATGGTACTATGGTGACAACCGTAGGCGGTAAAGTGGAAGGCATTGAGACACCTCAGGCAGAAATGGAACCGATTGAGGAAGTAGTGGAAGAAATTCCAATGGGTGACGATAAGGAAGATAAGTTCAACGAAATTGATGGCACTATCGAAAACTTAAAGTCAGAGAACGAAGCTTTAAAAGCTAAGATCGCATCAATCGAGGGTAAATTCTCTCAAGCGATCAATGATCTATCTGACGTAGTTTTAGGTTTGGCTTCAACTCCTAGCGCTAATCCTATCCAGGCTCCTAAAAATTCATTCTCTCAAGTAGAGAAAAGAGACGAAAAAATCGAAAGATTTTTGAACAAAGTAAAAAATTTAAAATAACAATTTAACAAACAAAAAACATGGGATTTGTAGTATCTTCATTGGCTAACTATACAGAGGAGAACGCAACACAATTAGTTGCATCTTCAGTATTAGGAGCAAAAACAATTTCTTTGATCAAGGATCAAGGCAACGTAATGTTAGGAATTAAATCTGCTGAGACAGTAAACATCATGGACACAGACGCGTTCTTCCAAGATGGTTCTTCTTGCGGTTTCAATGCTTCTGGCACAACAACTTTCACACAGCGCACTTTGACTGTAGGAAAAATCAAAGTAAACGAAGCTTTATGTCCAAAGGATTTAGAGTCTAAGTATTTACAGAAGGCATTGCCTGCTGGTTCTTCTTATGATTCTATTATCTTCGCGGCTGAGTACTCACAACGCAAAGCTGACAAGATCGCTTCTCAATTAGAGATCGCTGCTTGGCAAGGAGATACTGCTTCAGCAAACGGAAACTTGAACAAGTTTGACGGTTTCGCTAAGTTAGTAGCTGCTGCTTCTGCTTCAGTAATCCACGCTAATACGACTACTTACTACGGTACTCCATTAGCTGCTTCTGCTGGTATCACTACTTCTAACGTGATCAACGTAATCGACGCAGTTTACAAGGCTTTACCTGCTGAGATCGTAGCTAAGGATGATGTTTCTATCTTTGTAGGAATGGATGTATTCCGTACTTACACTATCGCATTAAAGAACGCGAACTTATTCGCTTACAACTTTGATGGCAAGGCTGATTCTGAGTTAATGCTTCCAGGCACTACTGTAAAGGTAATCGCTGTACAAGGTTTGAATGGAACTTCTAAGATCTACGGTGGTCGCGTTTCAAATATGTTCTTCGGAACTGACTTATTAGATGAGCAAGAGCGTTTCGAATTGTTCTTCGCTAAAGAAGCTGATCAAGTTCGCTTCGTAGCTGAGTTCAAGGCTGGCGTTCAAATCGCTTTCCCTGCTGAAATGGTTGATTTCATCTTAGCTTAATTCTTACCAATAAGTTCGGGGAGATTCCTTTGGATAGGACTCCCCTAATTTTAACCTTTTAAATTTAAAAATAATGGCTTGCGCATTAACTCAAGGATATTCCTTAGATTGCAGAGATTCATTAGGCGGAATCACGGAAGTGTATTTCATTGAAAAGGGTAACGTATCTAGCACGACTGAGGCGAGCGGTGTAATCACTGTAATCACTAAGGGAGCCGGTAAGGTATTCAGAAAATATGAGTTAGTTCCTGGAACTTCTTCTTTGACTGAGAACATTAACGCTAACGTGCAGAATGGAACTGTTTTCTACGCTGCTGAATTGTCAATCATTCTTAACAAATTACAAGCGAATACAAGAAACGAAATTCTTTTATTAGCTCAGAATACCTTAGTGGCTGTGGTTGGAGACAACAACGGAAAGTATTGGTATTTAGGTAAGGTTCACGGACTTAATATGTCAGGTGGCAATGGTGCAACTGGAACGGCTCAAGGAGATCGTTCTGGTTACACTCTAACATTCTCAGCTTCAGAGTCAGCTTTGGCTCCAGAAGTAGCAAGCGGAGTTATCGCTGGATTAACAGCTTAATAAGATAGTCGTTTGGTTAGACGGGGAGGGGGCGAAAGCCTCCTCTTTTTTTTGTTTTATAAAATAACTTTGCTTTGCTATTTATTAAAGATGATTCACTTTATTAAAGGACAAACGACTAAGGTAGTGGTGACGCTTAAGGAGAAACAAACTCTTTCAGCGCCTAATTACTTATTCTACTTTACATCCAGGGCTACAGATAACACTAAAGCATTTGTCGTTTTAAATAACGCTGATCTGTCCAATTATAAAGACAGATTTAACGCGTTTAATATAGTAACAAATAGCCATTTCGCTAACTATGACAGCGGAGAATATACTTATGCTATCTATGAGCAGACATCAAGCTCTAATTTGAATCCTGCTTTAGCTACAAACCTGCTAGAAGTGGGGCAAATGTCGCTTAAAAATGCGACAGAATTTGAGTTCACTACTTACAACCAAACGAATAATACCTTTATAGTGCGCGATATATGAGCAATACAACGAATTTCTTGAACGTTCTAACCTTTGCGGAGGCCAGACAGCCAGAATATACAGAGAAAAAAGGCGAGAATGGTGGATACATTGAGTTCGGAAAGAAGAATGATTACCCTAATTACCTGGTCGATCTGTTTACTAAATCAGCTAAGCACAATGCGATCATTAAAAGCAAGGTAAACTACATCACCGGGAACGGATTCAAGCCAATAGATGAGGCCGATGAGGTTGCAAAGCAGTTTATTGACAAGCCTAATCCATTCGAATCTCTTAATGACATCCTAAAGAAGGTTTCAACAGACATCGAATTATTCGGAGGTGGTTATTTACAAATCATTTGGAGCCAGGTAGCTGGACAGATCTCTGAGATTTATCACCTTGACTATACTAAGGTCCGCACAAATGACGATAATACACAATTCTGGTATTCTGAAAAGTGGGATGATAATAAATATAAGCGCGATATGTACAACGCGTTTAACGATAAGCTTCCAGTCGGAACGCAGATTCTTTATTTAAAAGAATATCGTCCTAACCTATCGGCTTATTCTTTGCCTGGTTACATGGGCGCCTTGAATTACATTGAATCAGACATCGAAGTCTCTAAGCACGTTCTTGGAAATGCACAGACTGGCTTCAGTGCTTCTAAATTAATCACGCTTCCAAATGGTGAGCCACAAGATGAAGAGAAGCGCCAAGTAGAACGTAAATTTACTGACAGATTCTCTGGATCCGATGGTAAGAAGTTTATTCTTTCCTTTGTGAATGATGCTTCTAGAAAGCCAATCATTGAGGACCTAGGAGCTTCTGATATTACGAAGGAGGATTTTGCAAACGTAGATAAAATCATCGAGAAAAATGTGTACGCTGGACACCAGATTACGTCTCCGGATTTATTTGGTATTGCTACACCTGGACAATTAGGATCACGCCAACAAATGCGCGATTCTTATGAGATATTTAAAAACACCTACGTCAATGATAAGCAAATATATCAGGAACAAGTATTCAGTTTACTTGCCAAATTACGCGGTGCTATCGATGGGCTACAAATAATTCCAGTTGAGCCTATTGGCATGGAGTTCTCTGAGGCTACAATCGCGCAGAACTTAACTAAAGACGAGATCCGCGAGAAGCTTGGAGCGCCTAAGCTAGAACCAAATACAACTGGATCAGCTCAGGATGTAATCAATGCAATCAATAGTCTATCCCCATTAGTAGCTAATAAGGTACTAGAATCAATGACTCAAAACGAGATCAGATCTCTGGTAGGCTTAACACAAGAGCAAGGAGGCGGAGAGCCAGAGAGCGCCGCTCCTTCTGCTACTAATTTACGATTCAGCGAGGATGATGTCCTTGACATATTCGCGCAGTTTGGAGAGAGCAAATCTAATTACTCCATATTTCGCACTAGAGACACTTTCTCCGCTTTGCCTAATGACTTAGAGGAGTCGATGAATTTAGACTTTGCAGAGCAAGAACTGACACGCCTAGAGGCGAACGTCTTGGACTTAATCCAAAAGGATAAGAGAATCACTCCAGAGATAATCGCTGGAACTATCAAGACGGACCTGGCGATCATTAATAAGGTCATGGATAGCTTGCAGGAGCGCGGACTAATTAAGTCCACAAACGTGCGCGGAACTGTTGAAAGAATTTTGACATCTCCCCTATCTGAGATCACTGACACTAAGCCATCGACAAGGAGCTTCATGGTCCGCTATTCTTATGAGTGGCGCTCATCGATTCCGGTAGGTCAGCGTAATTCTGCTGAGCATCCATCGCGTCAATTCTGTGCGCGTCTTATGGAATTAGATAGACTTTATACAAGAGCAGAGATCGAAGCGATCAGCTTAAGATTAGGCTATTCAGTTTTTGATCGCAGAGGTGGATGGTGGACAATGCCAGACGGAGAACACTCTCCTTCTTGCCGTCACGTCTGGGCTTCTCAGGTAGTAATTAAAAAAGACTAAGGAATGAAAAATATCTGCTTTATAAACGTAAACACGATCAAGGAAAGAAGCGCTCTGCATACCAATGTGGATGATAAACTTATCTTACCGGAGATTCTGACTGCTCCGGACATGTATTTACTGCCT